TTAAAGATGCATCTATTGGTCTTACACTACTTAGTGCTTGTGTTGCTAATTTGTTAGTTTCGTCATAAAACAGATAAGAATGATAATCTGCATAATACATTGTTTGAAACATATCCATTTTAGAATCATTAATTGCACCAATTGGTAGAGGAATAAGTTTATCTTTATTCTTAGCAAGGATTCTTTCTAGTCTATATTTTACTATATTATGTAATTCTTGAAATTGCTTACCTTTCTTAACTGGTGTTGATGGAACTGATGTTCTATTACCATATGTTCTACCATTGAAAGGTAATTTAGCTACATCTATACCTAGTGATCCTCTTTGTAGTGGCAATACTTCTATACCAAAAAAATATTTATCATCTAATGAATAACCTTCCCATGTTTCATTAACTTCATACCAAGATACAGTTTCACCTTCGCGTGGTTTAAAATCTTCATCAACTTCTATATATCCATCACTCTCACCAGTTACTCCATATTGATATAATTTACCAAGTTTCTTTCTAGCCTTCCAAGCCATATGTCTTAAAACATATCCAGTTGCAAACGGAGAAACTCTACCTGCTAAATTACTTATCAACTCATTATAACCGTTATTTATTATTTCATTACTTGAAAAAGCAATACCGGTGCTTGATTCAGAACTATCCCCCATACTACTTTCAATCCAATCTAATGCTTCTTTTGGCATTATCTCTCCAACAGCATCTATTATTTCAGAAGTTGTATATTTATAATCTACCCACGCTGCTTCTGCATCTTCAACAAATATACAATCCTGTGATGCTACATAGTTAAAGTCTAAAGGGTTTATTACATCAAAGTATGTCTCTTCTTTAAAGGCATCCCTATAAGTAAAGAATCTTCCTATTGTGATATAGTCAAAATAAGCTAATCTGTACTTTCTATCTGTTTCATTAAAGTATCTAATATAGTCTAAAGCTTTTTGACCATCTATTGCATCAGTATTAGGTAGTTGTTCTAATTTTTGTTTTATTTCTTCTGGTGAAGTTTGTTGATTATCTAATTCAGTACTAACTCCTGTAGCAGCTTCCATCTCTTGTCTAAATTGAGCTTTTAGATTTTCTAACATTAATCTTTGCTCCTCCTTAGCCCTTTCTTCTTCTATATCATAATTAGGATTTATTGCTTGAAACTTTGTTCCTCTTGCAATAAAGTCTCCAATATAAGCATTTATAACAGGCCCTATAATATCAAAATTTCTTATTCTTGCAGGATCACCTTGTAGTTCTGGTCTTTTTCTTTGTTCCTCCCCTAATGGATTTATAACATAACTGTAATCTTTTTCATCAAGATTTCCACCAGCTATTTTATATAATACTTCCATTTCACTTTTTATAGTAGGTGTTAATACACCCCTGCTAACGAAATGTCTCATTACTTGTTCACCCCAATCTTTAGTCTTCTGACCTCTAGGTATATTTAAATTAAGTTTCATGATGCTAATTTAGTTTTAAAGAATCTTGATATACTGGATTCGTCTGCACCAGTACTTGTTTTTACCTGATTGTATAGTAATTCTTTTTTATGATACATTCCAACTCTTAATGCGGAAACTCTATCGAAGTTTCCCTTTAGCTTAAATTTAATAAGTTCATCTAGTAATCCAAGGTCATAAATAAAATTTAAATTACGTAAGATTAAACCATCCTCTGTTACTCCCCTTTCTTCCATTAACCATTCTTTAAGAAATAAATTTCCAGTTAATATCTTAGTATTATTCTTTCCTCCAGACATTGACATTCCATAACTTCTTCCTAATTTGTTATTCATACCATCTGCCCAACCCAACTCAAATTCACTTTCTAAATATTTAAAGCATTCTCTATGACGTTTAGCATAACCAACTACATCACCTCTATCGTTTTCAAATCCTATTTTAGCATTATATCTTGTAGCTAATAAAAATAAATTTTCATTATATTCATCTAATCCAGTTCTTCCTACATAACTTGCAACTATAATGTTACCTTGTTTAAATCCAGGAACTACATTATTAGGATTCATTATTACATAAGCTGCTCCTAATGAAGTACTATCAGTACTTTCTTCTTGATCAAAAGGATCATGACATATAATATATAGATTTTCAGGAACTATACCATTTATTTTAAAAGGTGCAAAATATTGCATTATTCCACCTTTTAAGTTTCCATCTTTTTTGTGTGGAAATTCTGTAACTGGTATTAATGTAGAATCTGGTAAGAAAGAAACTTCACCATCTATACTACCTGATAATTTTCCTATTATTCCAAAACTACTAGCTTTTACTTGAGCATATCTTTTTTGTTCTCTTAACTCTTCTGTTGGAAATACATTACCTGATATTACAGAAAATGTTTCTTGCGGAGAATTAGAATGCTCTATTGTTCTTAATTGTATTTTCTTTTGATTACTTGAATTTTTAGAAAGATCAGCTTTTAAATCATTTTCAAATTTTAATGCACCAGTTATATCAGAATTACCTTGCGCATCGTAAAAACCTTCTTTATTAAGTTTATCAGGAAAATAGAAACTACAGAATGTGCCTTCACTAACTGTATCCCATTGATTTTCTAATCTTATAAATCCATTACTTCTAGGCTCATAGAATATATCTTCAAATCCTTGCCATTCATCTGCATCCGCACTACCTGTACCAAAAATAATCATTAGTCCAGTAGTAAACCTACCAGCACCTAACGATGGAAGTGTAGCTGCTATTGTTTCCTGTAAGTTAGGCCATGTACCTCCTTCTTCTAGCATTGCTATATCAGGGTCTTTACCTCTAATTGCACTAGGATTGTCTTTACAGGTTAGTCCAATTATTTGACTCTTAAATCCTTTTTCTACTTTTACACCTTGTATTATTTCTTCATAAGCATCTTTTTGATGAAGTTTCTTATCAATAGTTTTTATTCTATTCCATCCAGTGTGCACATTTACAAAGTCAATATAATCATTACACATATCCATTGTTCCCATAGGTGTAATATATTTCATTTCATATGCTGCTAGTACTCCTGTAAAACTAGGAACTCTTTTATACCGATTAACAAGTACTGACGCGTTCTTAAATGAAAATCCTTTTCTCCTTGCTTTAGCGACTAACATATGAAGTCCACCACCAAGATCATCTAAATGTATATTAACATCTAAATTTAATTGTCTGTATGCATCTACTACTTTCTTATCTATATCCTTATCAGTATAGCTTATACCATAAATATCAGGTATTCCTCTTTCAGCTATTTCTAATGTATGGAAATAACTATAGTCCCCATCCCAAAAATCTGGAAAGAATATCTTTTTCTTTGCTGCTTTACGAAAGTATTTCTTACTTACTGCTTCTGTAGGATCTTCATTTTCTTTTAATCTAATTTGATTAAAATTTAAATAATTATAATGATCCCCTGATATTCTAACTCCTCCTACAGAATATCCTTCTATACATCTTTTATTTTGTTCTGACCAATATTGATGATATTCAGAAAAAGGGTCTAAGTTTTTAGGTCCGCCTGGAAATGTTCCATACTTTTCAAAGTATCTAGCTTCCTCTCTGAATACTTCAGAGTTTATAAAAAACCCGTCTTTATTTCTTACACTACTCATCGTATACTAGAACCTGATGGGTCTTCAAATACATTCTTAATCTTCTGTCCTATTATCTTTCCACCAAAAACATTAGCTTTAACTTCATCTTGTAATTTTTTAAGATTAGCTATTACATCTCCTACTTCTTTAGCTTTAGCTAATATATGTTCAGGACGTTTTGTTAAATCCTTACTATTACTATCTGCAACAGAAGCAGCAATTTCAAATTGATTTATAATAAGTTCTACACTCATTAAAGCTATTTTTAGTAATCTCCATGCAGATGATTCTGAAAAAGGTTCACGAAATACTTCTCTAGCTTCTAAAATATCTTCATCTTTTAATGCATCCCAATCTTCTAGTTTAAAATGTTTTCTTATTGCTGCATCTCTGTCTTGCTCATTGTTTGGAAACCTAATTAAATAAGAACTCATATAATGTTCCATAAAAAACACATAAGCTAATTTTTTATTAGCTAGTTCTAATCCAGTTTTATACTGACCAGTCTCTTTTCTAGAACTTGTTATGATTTTATTAAATGCAGGAATTGTTTTCATTACTGGATTGAATGTAGGTATCCCATCCACCATTACTATCATATCTTCCATTACTTCTTTCTTTTTACTCTTTTAAGAACACCTATTTTATATATTCTATATTCTCCTTCTGGTTCTAGATTTTTAATATCTTCAAAACACTTATTAAAAAATTTTGTAATATAACTAGAAATCACTTTCTTATCTACATTATATTTTTTAGCTACTTCTGAATATACCTCATTAATATCTCCACCTCTTAAACTTACTTTCATATTTTCTCTCTTTAAATAAATATACTAAAATTTAAATATTATCTATACATTAAAAAAAAAGAACTATCATTTCTGATAATTCTTTCATTAAACAAACAACCCAAGATTATAAAAAGAGTATAACTAATCCTCACACTTCAATTATGAATACTATAATAAGGTAACTTTTCCACAAGTGCAACATTTAATTGCAAATTTATTTCCTCGGAAGTGACCTGATTCTGCTTTACAAGTATCACAGTATTGGAATAGATTTCTTCTTCCATTAGTATTTAAATCTATTAACACGTCAGAAGGTATTGTACTACTCTTCTTAGTTAAATCAATTCTTTTTTTAGGTAATATAAAACTAACTGACATTATTCTACATATATCATTCCTACATAATACTCTGGTACTAGTACATATTTTTCGTTATCTCCAGGAATTTTAAATAATACATCTTCAAGAGACTGCATTTGATCTACAATTGGTTTTGTTTCTAATAATACTTTATCACCAACTTTTACTGTAGTACCAGTTCCTATAGCAACTACTTCTAATGGAATATCAAAATTAATTCTTTGTTGTTTTTCTGGCAATAACATACCACCTGGACTATGTGTTTTTACTTCTACTCTTAATAAAATAGACTCTCCTCTTACTTTGTGCTTCATTTTATTACTATTAAAATTGTGATTAAAATTAAACTAATTACTAAACCTATTACTCTATATAAAAATGGCATTGCTTTTATAGATACTGAACTACTTGTTGTACTTTCTGCTTTCCACCAGTCTTTATATACATTGTTATCTATCTTATGTCGTGTATAATAGTATAACATATTATGCCAGAACCAAAAGGCCGGTAAGAAAGAGAGTATAGTAAACCCTACAATTCTTACATCTTCTATAATTACTCCCAGTAAAATAGATACTGGTATTCCTATACGTACTATAACAATAGGAATATGTTCGTTCCATGGAAAAGCGCCAGCCCCCTTATTACTAAATAATATACCTTGTTCTACACCTCTAGTAGCATAGATTACAATTAATGTTAAATATAATATTACTATCATCATTCATAATCTTTTAAAGTTGCCATCAAAGCTACAATTAAAAATATCATAAAGGCAATACCCATAATTGTTATAACTATATAATCTATTACTATCCCTATCACTATAAAGAATACAAAAATTAGAAATGGTGGGATAATTAATCTATTATTTTTTACAAACTTTATTAACTTTTTCATAGTCTTATTATTTAAATTTGATATTCTTGTAAATCTTTAAAAGCTTTTAACATCCCAATTGTATCATCAGTAGCTATTGAATTTTTAGCATTTTTAATACTATTTTCCATCATCATTGAAGCAAAAGCACCTGCATTTTTTGGGAGTTCTTTATACTCTTTTATAATTTCTTCTACCCTATCTATCTCTTTTTGTATTCCTTCTATTATATTCATAATCTTATTATTTACTTTTCATCTTTTATCCTAGACAATTCAAATCCCAACCAAAACCTAGCTTCTGTCAAATGTAAGTTGTACTCTTAGTTCTTTTACTTTTTGTATCATATTGCGTTTTCTCCTTTATATCTTCTTAATAACATTTCATTATTTATTCTTGCTGTAGTGCATTCTATTCTTACATGTACATCATCAATAATTTCATCAAATCCAGTCCATGTATCTGTATATATATTACATATATTAGCCATCTTAACTCCTTGTAATACTCTTGTAAAATTAGGTTCAGGTAATTTTATATTTAGTATTTTATCTTCTGTATTTTCTAGTTTAAATTCTTTTACTTTCTTTAATAATTGTAAGTAACTATAAATACAATTCTGATTGAAAAACTTCTTATAATTCAAATAATAATTCACTGTTCTCTAGTTTGTTTATTAATGTGTAACTTCTATACGTTCTCTTTGCATATTCTAATTGTTTGTGTCCAGAGGCTAAAGGACATTGAACATAATATACATATCGCATCTCTATTTTATCATATACTTTCAAGAGCACCTTATTACTTATACCTAATTCAAGATATATAATATATCTGGTTTCCTTTTGTACGGGTACTTTTACTTTTACTTCTATTATTTCTTCATTTTTAATTTCTTTATTTTTAAAAACTACTTTAGATGTTCCTAAACTAAACATAATCTTATACAGATTTAGGGTTAATTAATAATATATATTTTATTCCATTGTATCCAAATTCTTCATTTACTTCTTCATTAAGTTCTCTATGTACAATTTCAAACTGTTTATTTATTAATACAACTTCTGAATTTTCTGTATTAAGAACACCCATAAAGATACCATTTATCCCTTCATTTTCTTCTAATTTTAAAAAATTATCTATATCTCCTTTACAGCATCTATAGTTTAGTAAGCACCCATCATAATTATACTCCATATAATACACATAGAATATAAACTTTCCCCATTTATCAGGGTAATCACCAAAGTTTGGTACGTCCTCTATAGGAACATTAAACAATTTAGAAGTTATGTTTTGTAAATGATTTACTAAAGATTCTTTCACTCGTTTAATTTATTTTTAATTGTTGGATCATTTAAAAGTTTCTTCCCAAAAATTTCTTCTATCCAATCAGAATGGTATTTTGCTTTTACTGCCTTTATAGCTTTTATAATTTCTTCCTGTAAAAATTCTGCTCTTCCTGTTCCCATAATTTATTGTTTATCTACTTTTTCATATTCTTTCATTATTTCATTATACTTTTCTATATTACTATAATATAATATACCTTTTATTGTCTTTCCTTCTGGTTGTTTTATATGATGAACAACTTTAACAAGTCCACACTTTAGTACTTCAACATCTTTAGACATACTTTTTAAAATTTAATCTCATCCTCATATTCTTTCCATTTAAAATAAGCCCATCCTTCTTTATATGATAATACTTCTGCTAAATATTTAAAGTCTGAATGTGTTGGGTCTTTAGCTAAATCTTTAAATGTAAAATATACCCATCCACTTTTATATCCTTTTTCTTCTTTTGTTTTAAACAGTTCATCTATTAAGTCTTTATTAGCCTCTGCATCATAACCATTTTCAAATCTTTTAAGTAAGAAATCATACTCTAATTTCATTTCTACAAAAGACTGTTCATTACCACCCATGTCTGGATGATATTTCTTACTTAATACTTTATAAATTGTTTTTAATTCTTTTGTACCGTTAATTTCTAATGGAAAGTATCTCATTTATTCTTTTCATTTAAGTATTCTTCTATATCCTCTTTACAACCTATAGTTAATTTATATAATGTTTCTATATCCCCTATTCCACTTGTATCATAAATTTTATTACCATAATATAACCATACTGCTTCTTCTTTTTTTCTAATTACGATAAATATTTTACCTATTTTAATTCTTCTTTCTTTAGAATCAATTATTGTTTTTTCTATTGCTTCCCAGAGTTTTTTCATTACTTAAGTTTAATTAATTTTTTATTATTTCTAATTTATCATTAATTCATTAATTAAATCCTCCTATTACACCTACAAATATTATAGCTACTGTCATTGCTATTACTGTAATTATTATTGCTTCTTTTAATTTCATAAAATTCATATTAGTTTTCATAGTGTTTTAAATATTACCCCAATATTGTGCTAATTGTGTTATTATATATTCTAAAGTTTCTTCTTTCATAATATTTAAAGATTATGTGCAAACTTTAATTTAATTATCTCTGTGGCTAAATCAAGATTTACTTTATATTTATATTCACCTAATTTTTCAAATACTTCATATTTTATCATTTTTACAAGTGTTCTTCCGATACTCATAGCTTTTCCTTTTTTATATGTCCACAAACCTCTAATTTCATAAGTATCTATTATTCCATTTTCAGTATGACTTATTATACCCTGAAAAGTAGGTAATTCTACTTTATTAAACTTATAATAAATACTTGACGCCTGTTTTTGTTCTTTTGTTAACTTCTTTGTTATAGTATTCATGTTATTTCATTATTACTATTGTATAGACTTTATTTAAAAACCATTTTTTATCTACTTTATTATGAAATATTTTATATCTTATGAGTTTCCACAGTATAGACAAAACATCTGTTTTATCTAAACCACTTTTAGCTTGTAATATTCTTAAATTAGAATCATCACTAATAAATACTCCTTTATCTATATGATCTAATATAGTATTAAATACTTCTTCTCCTATAGAATCTCTAACAGCTATTAATCTTCTAAATGCTTTCAAATCTGTATCATAATCTGTACCAATCCATTTAGTTTCTGATATATAATAACCTATATTTTCTGTATTTATCATGAGAATACTTTATTCTTTTTAAATTCAGTATATAATTGAGCATCTACTTTAGTAAACATATCAGCATATTTTGGATTAATTATATATCTTCCTCTACCATACTTTTGTATAAGACCAGTATCTTCTAATTTTTTTAATTTTCTCCAATACGTAGATTCTGATATACCCATTGTTTCTAGTGCTTTATATAAATGATCACCAGCAAAATATTTATCTCCATCTGTATTAGATATTATAAACTCAAATACAGCATATCCTGACATTCCCATATTTGCTACAATCTCTAAACCTTTATTTCTCATTCCATCAAATTTAAAATTTATTGAAATATTCTTGCTCATCTCAATTATTTTATTATCTTCCCGCCAAATTCTCTAGGAATCATTTTTTGACAAGTACGTTTTCATTTATGACTATAAATATAGCATATTTATGGGGAATATGCTAAGAATCTTGTCATTTTTGACTATTTAAAACTTGTAATTTTATCAAAACTGACAACAATATTGCTTTTAGGGCATCTGAGAGCATTTCACAGCATCCAAATAAATTTTCTTTACCATAAAATAACAACTATAAACAAACTATAATATAAAAAATGATATGATAAAGAGTGCTCTGATCTGCCCTGTAAAGAAGAGCTTATACCATTAACTTACACTAACTAAGGGGTACATTTCTAGAAAGTAAAACTAAGCCCCCCCCTACTTCTTATATGTAGAAAATTTTTCTGGTTATAGAATAATAGAAAATAAAAGATAGATTCTGGATTTGAAGATAAAAACGAGTACCATAGATGATAGAGAGTAGGGGATAAAATGGAATTTTTAGGTTTTAAAATGAAAACGGGTACACAAACGATAGATTGTAGAGAGAGAGAAATTTTAATATTCAGAGATACAAGCGAGTACACTTAGCATATTAAAAGTGGATAATTTTTTTTAGATTTTAGATTTTAGATTTTAGACACAAGCGAGTACCACCTAACTCAACACCCTACCTAATGCAGAACGGGATTTGGTATCCCCCTATGTTCAACCCTTTAAATAAATTTATCATGGCAAGTTTAAGAGTATTGTATAAGAGTAAAAGTGGTAAGAGTGCATTAATAGCTGTTAATGCAGAAATGGATGCACACGGTATGCGACCAAAAGAGAAAAAAGGCTTTGTAAGAATAAACGAATCCTTTAAATATGAGGTAGGAGAAGAGTTTGTTAATGATAGCGTGTCATATGCTAAGGTAGAGATTGTAGAGTCTCAATCAGTGGAAGGTGGTATATTTAACTGGTTAGTTTGGTAACCAGTTTCACTTTTAGCTTGTATTACTCTGTATCGTTACAGAGTAGTACATTTCCTTTTACAAACGAACAGTATAACGAAACGAAATAAAACATTTAAACACTTTTAAACACCTAAACAAATGCAACTAATATTATCAATTATGCTTATCGTAGTGTTCTTTACACTAGGATTGGCAGCTACCTTGAAATTAGGCAGCAACAATAGTGAATACAGACGCAACCGATTAGGTTGCAAACGATGATATTTTGATGACTTTGAACAGAAACAGAAATACCATAATTAATAGAATAAAAACTCTAATAAATTCTCCAAATGGAGGGCACCAGAGTTCTTTGATGACAGATAAAATAGACAGTTTTTAACATGATACTATAGATGTATTAGCTGAATCATAACTTCAAAGTTTTAGGTGTATAAAACACAAACTTTTATTCAAACCATAAATTACACTACAATGAACATAATTAAAAAACCAGTACCTACTCGGGAATTTACAAATATTTCTGACTACACATTAGAATGCGTTAAAGCTGAGACTGTAAATGCACACGTAGTAGTAAAACAAAAAACACATGGTGAATTCCTTATTGATAAAATGGCAAGTTATCAATTTTTACAAGGTTTTAGAATAAAAACCATTGTACAAAGTACTGTACAGGAAATGAAACTGATTCAGATGTTACTAGGGCTACAAACAGAACAGTTTCGAGAAACACCATTGTCATTAACTAGAGAAGATGTACTAATTCTAAAAAACTGGCTTGAAACTCGTATGTCACATTGTGAAAAAGAACGTGATCAACGTAGTCAGTATTTCAATGCTGATACTTATATTATCATGAAATTAATGCTTCTCGATTTACGAGAATGGTTAATCGGTGAGATAGTAGATTGATCTTAAAGAGAATGCTGAATTTCTTTAGTCTTTTCTTTGAGAAGGTATCTCTCTAATCACACCACTGAAAGCAAAAAACTAGATAGAGTACTCTAATCATACAGAGTACTTTATCTAAATACCTTTTAACTTTAAACAAACCTTAAACTAAATACAATGGAAGAAAATTCAAAAAGTTCATTAAAACTAATGAATGTTCTATCAGGACTAATACCTAAGCAAATGATGGTTAGCATAATGAAAGACTTTATCATTAAGTATGAAGAAGACCCAAGTGATGAAAATTTCAATAGAATTGCATCTACAGCAGGACTTATAATCATAAGGATGACACAAGAAACTCGTCAGACAAAAGATGCTGACATAACGGAAAGGATCAAAACTGGAACAGACCTGATTGATAAAATAAACAAAATACACAAATTCTACAATGATCTAAATCCTAAGAATAAACCCAATTAATTATTAATTAAAATAATACACATACAATGATTAAATATAAATTAACAGACCAAGATTTAAAAACCTTCAATGATTTCCAATGGGAAGTAGGTAAAGAATATGAAATTTCGGGAATTGGAGAATTATGCTCTGATGGATGGTTACATTATTACCACCATCCATTACTAGCTATTTTAATGAATCCTATTCATGCTGATATTAAAAACCCAAGATTATGGGAAGTTGAAGCTAATGGAGATCACTTAGATGATAAGGGATTAAAAGGAGGGTGTACTAAGATGAAATTAGTAAAAGAACTCCCATTACCTGAAATATCTCTAAATCAAAAGATTTCCTTCGGAATACTTTGTTCTCTGGAGGTATACAAAGAAGAGTCATATGTAAAATGGGCTAATGATTGGCTTAGTGGTAGGAATAGAACTGCTTCTGCTGCGCGTACTATTCATACTGTTCATGTTGATGATGCTGCTTCTTATGCTGCTTCTTATGCTGCTGATGCTGTTTATGCTTATATTGCTGATGCTTATATTGCTAATGCTTCTTATGATTCTTATGCTGGTTATGCTAATGATGCTGCTGATGATGCTGCTGTTTATGCTGCTTCTGCTGCTGCTTCTGCTGTCAAAACTACTTATGTTATACTAGATTTAATTTCAATAGCTAAAAAAGCTATGACTTATTAAATATTTAATTTTAAATAAACTAAAAGTACACTACAATGACATACAAACTTAAACATGGCAAATTAGTTGTAGAAGCTACAACTATAAAAAGAGAAAGAACTACTTTACAATCTGTAAAGAATAGGTGTGGTGAGCTAAAAGCTTACTTCAAAGGATTGGAAGTTATAGATAATAATCTATTACCGTTCAATGTATGATTTAGTCTATTTCATTAACAATAAAAAGATAGAGACGGTTATGTATAATCGTCCTATCTCTTTATGTAAGTGGAAGAAAATAGTATTATCTTTGACTACACATAAAACAGGAACATTTAAATTCATAGAACATGAATCACGAAAAGAATAATTTCCAACTCTCATTAGAATTGATGGTTAATGATATATCACAAGGTCACAGCGGTGCAATGCATTGTCTAACTTCCTTGTACGAAGATCCATGTGTACCAATGAGAATGAAACGTGATATTCTATACTTCGCAGCCGCAAACAACATCAAAGGACTATCTCTTTACAGGCTTTGGTGTGATATATGTAATGAAAATTTAATATTTATGCATTATATCATTTCAAATGTACCGAAAGAAACATTAGTATTTGCCTGTAATGAAGAAGTTGAGGAATGTATAAAGATGTTAAAACCGTGGATACATGGTTTTAAACTTGCAAATGTGAAAAAATAAAACAAAACTTAAACTTTTATTAAATACAAAAAAAGATGAATAAGTTACAAACTATTTTAAAAAATGGCTTTAAAGCCATAAAAGGAGTAAGAGCTGATATCCTTTCAAGTAACCTTGAAAGAGAGCAAAAAAGACTCGTAATGGATTTAGAGGACTCTGTATCAAACATGAAAGCATCACTCGATTCATTAAATGATCTATATCCTGATAGCGAATTGAGTTTGAGAATTATATCCAAAGATTTTGATCCAAAGAAATGGGTACAAGATACTCAAAAACTAAAGGTGAACATTGAAATGGAACAAGTAAAACTTGACATTGCCAAGAAAACCTTTGAGGAGTGGTTCGTTGACTTATCAGAAGAAGAATCAATTAAAGCAAGCAAATAATGAAGCGGATATATATATCCAAATCGAAAGCAGGAAATCCAGACGACTTCATGTTAGTGAGGTCGTTGCTTTCCAAATTTGACTGCGATGTCACTGAATTCTTTGGTGGTGAATATAACACTAATCTATTAGATAAAGCTGATATATTGATTGTTGTTCCTCCATGTATTTGTAATATAAACAACCATGTGAGAGTAGGAAAAGGACAACATTGTGAAATAAATAGATTCTTAGAAAGATCGTTTGAAGCTTATGTAGTAAATGATATTGATCGTAATACTCAAGAAATAAAATTTCGTCGTATTGAAAAATCAATAGAAAACGCACCAAGCAATATTGATAAAAATTGGGTCAATAATTTTGGTAAACTTGAGACATATTATCCATTACCAAATAGAATTGAATCATTTATGTTTGAAAGAGGTATATATACTAAAAAATCTAATACTTATATAAACCGGTATATACCTAGTGTCAAATTATTAGTAGATGATTATTATCTATCCGAAAAAGATTTGTTACTACTTGTAAATATTAAGTAATGGATAGAGAAACGGCAAAGATTGATGATAGGGTTAGAATAACAGGTATTGACAATAATAGATTTGGTCCAAATAATTTTGGTACTATAGTTAATATACCTTCTAACAAAGCTTGTGCATTTGTAGAATTTGATAAAGATTTTGATGGTGGTCATAGCTTACTAGGTACTATTAAATCAAGACGTGGGTGGTGTGCAAGATGGAAAAACCTTGAAAAGATTACTCTATATGAAGTAAAGTGGTTAAACATTAATGGTTATTATACAAATACAGATATATATAAACGTCCTATTACAAATATGGCAGAATTTATTAAAATGTATAATACTATTAATAAAAAAGACGATTTTGAATTGTTATTACTTGTAAAATTATAGTTATGAAAAACAACACATTGTGTAAAAGAGAAAAAGAACTTATTGAATTCTTACAAACTGGTAGCAATGACTTAAAGGTGAGACTACAATTCATGATTTTGAAAAAGTAAGTGATCTTGTGAATTGGTTAGTCTCTAAAGTTTATTTAAATCCACACTTAAAATAAATAATAATATGAAAAGTATAAAAGTAGAAACAAAATCAAGATCAAAATATCCTTATTTAGGTATTAATGGAGTTGGAATAATAGTATTATTTACAAGTCCAGAAAAAGGAGTACAATTATATTACAATGAAATCAAATTAGGTCAAGATATTGAAATAGGTGAATATAAGGATAACATTATGGAAAGTAAGTTTAAACCGTTTGATGGTGAAATAATACTATCTAATTCATGATATTATGGAATATAAAGACTTAAAAGAAGGATATTACTGGGTTCATCTTCATCCAATATTTGAGGAAGATAATTGGACAGTAGGTTACTACGATGGTAACGGATGGTATTTACTTGCATTGGAAGGTAAAAATTCTTGGGATTGTATAAAAGAAGTTGGAAAGAAAATTAAATATCCTAAAAAATAGTTAATAACTCGGAAAACATTGACACGAGTATAAATAAGAATATCAGCAGTAATGTTGGACGTGTTGTTCCATGTGAGAAGTGGAACTGTAAAATTGGAGTTCAACTTTAGAAATCAGCTTCTCAACACGAATGAGTTCTCGGCAAAAGTGGTTAATACCTTGTTCCTAGTGAACATATAGAAGTTAGCTTATTAATCGCATGACCCTACACAATAGCATATAGCTTGAAAGAATATTAGGTGAGGGTGCTAAACATTTAATTTAACTAGAAATACAAATATGAAAAATTTTATAGCTTGTTGTCAAACGGCTTTTGGATTATCTGTAATGGTAATAAATACCAATAGTATAGAAGAAGCAAGAACCATCGCTAGAAGAATGGATAATATCGAAAAAGCAAGAAGAATCACCATGGGGATGGACGATGTATGGAGTGGTTATGTTATTGAGGAAATAAATACCAATAAGGAAGGTATCGTTTTCTATATGAACTAAAAATCAATTTGTCTGTAAACAACAGAGCAAATAACTTTCTACTGACTTTGGCTTAATCGATACTCAGGGTTGAATCTGTTGTAGACAAGTTGATTTTGTAATTACTCACCAATTAAAAAATAAATCAATGAATAATAAATTTCAAATAATAGAGACAGATAATTATTGGTTAGCTGTTTCTAATGAACTAATCAAAAAAGGTGATTGGTGTATAAATCCTATTGGATATCTGGAAGTTTTTGGTTACGGTTATCAAGCAAGTTATACTAAAGAAGATATATTAAGTTGCAATAAAATAATTGCTTACCGTCCAAAAGGTAATGCACCTGAATTAGATGGTGTAGATTGGTTGCCCGAAATAATTGTTGATATTGAGAAGTTAGCAAAAAATTCTGATAAATCTAAATGTAAACATTTTGAGTTTATTCAATCTCTCAAACAACCTAAACCTAAATGGTTTATTGCTAAAATGGAAGAAGTAGCTAAACCTATGCCAAATATTCATGTAAAAACATGGGAATTAAAAACTACAACAAACGAACAAGGACAAAAAGCGTTAATTGGAAAATATGAATGATATGAAAAAGATACCAACAGCAGAGGAATTCGTAATGGAAAAACCTTTTAGTATTTCATCGATTCATCAAAGTATGATTGAATTTGCAAAATTACATGTAGATGCTGCATTGAAAGCTGCAAGTATAAAGGTCATGGTAAGAACATCAACTACATATCCGGATGGAGCTGAAATGAATATTATACAATACGTCGACGAAAACTCTATTTTAAAAGCATATCCGCTTGAAAACATAAAGTAACTATGGAAAACGCGATTGTGATAATACTATGGGAATAGGTTTATTTGGTGAATATTTTAATACACCAAAAGAAACTTATAGTGCAGCTTTTGATTATATATTAAATGAAGTAATATAAGAAAGTGTAGAATTAAAAATACCTATTCTAGCTTTCTTACAGGCTCTTAAAATAAGCAATAGATTTAATTGTATAAAATTTAAAACAGTAAAAATATGGGATGTGATATTCATAGTTTCGCAGAAATACAAAACAAAAAAACAAATAAATGGGAAAAGGTAGGAGATGTCTTTTCATTAGATGATTTTAATAAAAAATACCTTAAAAAAAATAAAGGTGAAAATCCTTTTAATTGGAGAAGTTATTCAATGTTTGCTTTTTTAGCAAATGTAAGAAATTATGATCATTGTGAATCAATAAGTAGACCAAAAGGATTACCAGATGATTTAAGTGAGGGGGTAAAACAACACTATGAATATTGGAAATATGATGCTCATTCTGCTTCTTATTTAACAGCAAAAGAACTATTAGAGTTTGATTATGATAAAACTTTTTGGAATAGAAGAGTAACTAAACAAATTTCAAACAATCATTGGTCTGGGGCTACATTAGCAGAAGAAGGTGAAGGTGTAATTTTAACATATAGAGAGAATTTAGGTAACTTATTTTTTGTGCACTTAAATGAATTAAAAGAACTTGGTGAACCTGATGATGTAAGAATTGTTATTTGGTTTGATAATTAAAAACAATGAGCTGGATAGATAAAATACAGGAGTTAGTAGATGAAGGTGTAATGAAAAATATTCAATATAATAGATTAATATTAAATAAAGATAACTTTTCAAAGATAAACATTCGTAAAATTATTTATGATGAGATTACAATAGATATAATTGAAAGTTGTAATGATAAAAATTACCTTTTAGATACTAATAAATGTCAATGGAAAAATGATAATGCAATTGAAGCAAGTTTATTTTTACAAGGTGTAATACAAGAAGTTAAATTAA